ACACACGAAGGTTATTTTGACGACAAGGGCAAAGAAGTAATTGATAAAAAACTAGGTGGACCTAGACCTGCACCCGATCCTGCATTTATGTTGTTTGAAAAGTGTATGCGTGGTGACACTAGCGACAATGTTTTTAGTGCCTACCCTGGTGTGCGCAAGAAAGGCACAAAGAACAAAGTAGGATTGCAAGAAGCATTTGCAGATAAACAAACAAAAGGCTACAACTGGAATAACATGATGCTACAACGTTGGGTAGATCATGAAGGTGTAGAGCATCGTGTGCTAGATGATTATACACGTAATGTTACATTGTGTGATTTAACTGCACAACCCGAACACATTAGACAAGAAATAAATAACACTATTCAAGCGGTAGAATGTAAAAATATTTCACAAGTTGGTATGAGACTTATGAAGTTTTGTGCTCGTTGGGATTTACAACGTATTGCAGACAATGCAGCACAATTTGCAGAGCCGTTACAAGCGAGGTATTCACATGTCAATTAAAGCTAATCCTATTTTGCAAGACAAATTTTGGATTGTAGAGGAACAAGGAGAAAAGGTAGGAACACTCACTAAAAATGATGATGGATATATTTTTAGTAAGAAAGGCAAGATAAGTTTTTTTCAATCAGCAAAAGAAATTAATAATGAGTTTGGTAAAAATTTTCTTACTGCTAAAATTACCACACCCGACGATAATAAAGAATTAAGTGTCCATGGATATCCTACACGTAGCACACCGTTCAATAGCATGTATGACATCCAAAGAAAACTTCCATTGTTTACTAAAAGTGAAAAAAGTAAAAGCATTTATTGTGCTGGATTTTATCTAATACGATTTAATGTTAACTGGCTTAAAAGTTTTTGTCCTAAATTAATTACAGTTGAAGAAAATGATTATATGGGTCCATACAAAACTGAAATCGAAATGAAACTAGCACTTAGCAATGTCAAACGATCCCATTAATACCGGCCCCATACAAGCATTTATAAAACAAGTTCAAGCTGCTGAAAACAGTCGTGCAAAAGAAGTTCGCATGGATATTACACAAGCTAAAAACCTTTCATTTACATTAGGCATAGTAATGAGTAGATTACATGGCGATCTTGAAAAATTTGTGAAAGAAAATGCCGGCGGTGGGTCTGATGAAATCATACAAGTGCAAATTGGTAGCACTGGTGAATGGCAATAACAATATTGCATAAATGATAAATATATGCGTATATAACTAAGGATACGCATATGAGTAGACCAAAGCCAATTGTTTTATGTGAATTTGTTGATGGTAAAACCTACAAAAGTGAGCAAGTGCTCGATGCCGAAGCCATATGGGCAGTATTCTACAAAGACAAACCTTTCAACTTAAAATCTCAAAATAAACTTACAAACTATCCTGGACCAAAATATAAAAAAACAAGTTTTTCAAATCCAGGACACGCAAAAAATCTAGCCAAAAAGTTAAACCAAATATTTAAAACTGACGAATTCAGTGTTTACAAATTAACCGCAGGCGAAAAAATGTAAATGAATAAACGTGTATTTACAAAACTTTTTCTAAAACAGTTAAACAAAGCAACCAGTGATGAAAATGTTGCACAATATATGCACATTTGGTGGCAAAACACAAGAGAAAAAAATGTTGGAGGGTTACGTCTTACAGAAGCAGGATTTGATATGTTATCTGAAATAGATCTAACATCGTATCATATACCGTATCCTCCTGATATGCCCTTGACTACACAAGTAATTATATTTTTAGACCAATTTATTGATTGTCCATACTACTTAACAAACAAAGGTATTCACGTCACAAATGAAAAGAAAGCTGTTGAACTTACACTTTTCAGTGGAGACTTACGTAAGTATGGTATTACAAAAGCAATGAAAAGATCAGAAAATCTTCAAAATAACGGTTGACCTTTACGTTTTTTATGCTATATTAAAGTATAGGCACTGAAAACAATGAGGAATACAATATGTCAGATCTAAGAACAGTTTCGCCAAACAAGGCAAAAAATAGTTTGCGCCGGGCTATGCGCAAAAAACGTCCTGTGTTTGTATGGGGTCCTCCAGGTATTGGTAAGTCAGATATTGTAAAACAGGTTACTGATAGTTTTCCTAACAGTCATCTGATTGATATTCGACTATCTCTTTGGGAACCCACAGACATCAAAGGTATCCCATACTTTGATAGTAATCAAAGTAAAATGGTTTGGGCTCCACCCATGGAGTTGCCAGATGAAGAAATGGCAGCAAAGTATGATCATATTACTTTGTTCCTAGACGAAATGAATTCTGCGGCACCAGCAGTTCAGGCAGCAGCCTATCAGCTGACACTAAACCGTAGAATTGGTAATTACCGTTTGCCAGACAATGTTATGATTGTTGCGGCAGGTAATCGCGAAGCAGATAAAGGTGTTACTTACCGTATGCCTGCTCCGCTTGCAAACCGCTTCGTTCACTTAGAACTTGCTGTCAATTTTGATGATTGGCAGGAGTGGGCTGTTGCGAATACAATTCATAAAGATGTTGTTGGTTATTTGACATTTGCCAAAGGCGATCTTTATGATTTTGATCCACGTAGTTCTAGCCGTTCGTTTGCTTCTCCTCGCTCATGGACATTTGTAAGTGAACTTATCAGCGACGACGACGGAGACGAAGCAACCACTACAGATCTTGTTGCTGGATCTGTTGGTGAAGGACTTGCAATCAAGTTTATGGCGCATAGGAAAATCGCAGGGCAAATGCCCAATCCAAGCGATATTCTTGCAGGCAAAGTCAAAGAGTTGCAGACACAAGAAATCAGTGCCAAGTATTCCTTAACTGTATCTCTTTGTTATGAGCTTAAAGAAGCAAGTGACAAAAATGATAAGAAGTTTGACGATAAAGTTAATAACTTCTTACGCTTTGCAATGGACAATTTTGAAACTGAGTTGGTTGTAATGGGCATCAAGCTCGCACTTACACAATACTCGTTGCCAATTGATCCAGACGCTATTGAGTGTTTTGACGAATTCCATGATCGTTATGGTAAGTATATCAAGGCAGCTCAGAGTGTGTAAGACGCCATATGGGTGGGCAGAATTAATTTTCTGCCCATCTTTTCTCTTGACAAAAGTAAATAGTAGTGTATTATAAGTATATAGGCACTGAAAGAGGAATACAATGTTAGATTTTTTACCGCAATATGTTGCAATGAAAATGTCAACAGAAAAGACAGCATCTGAACTTAGAACATGGCAACCAGATCCTGATCTTACTGATGCACAACTTGACGAAATGGACAAAGAAGTATACGAGCGTATTATTACAGCTCGTGTAGGTTTATTGTTGCGTCATCCGTTTTTTGGCAACATGGCAACACGTTTAAAAATACAACGTGCTGATTGGTTGCCTACTGCCGCAGTTGATGGTAGAAACTTGTTCTATAATGTGCAGTTCTTCAATGCAATGGACAATAAAGAAGTTGAATTTGTTCTTGCACATGAAATCTTACACATGGTATTTGATCATTTAGAACGCAGAGATGACAGAGATCCACGCCTATACAATATCTCTGCAGATTACATTGTAAACAATACATTGGTAGATGAACGCATAGGCACCATTCCTAGTATTGTAAATTGTTTCCAAGATTTCAAATACAGAGGATGGACTTCAGAAGAAGTATATGACGAACTTTTTGAAGAGGCTGAAAAGAATGGTAAAGAATTTTTAGAACAACTTGGTGAAATGCTTGACGAACACATCGACTGGGAAGGCGATGGTGACGGCGAAGGCAAAGATGGTAAGGGAAAAAGCAGACCTAAATACACCAAAGAAGAACGTGAACAGATCAAAGACGAAATCAAAGAAGCAATGATTCAAGCAGCACAAAGTGCTGGTGCTGGCAACACACCTGCTGGTGTGCAACGTTTGATTAAAGAAATCACAGAGCCTAAAATGAATTGGCGTGAGTTAATTCAACAACAGATTCAAAGCACAATAAAAAGCGACTACACATTTAGTCGTCCAAGCCGCAAAGGCTGGCATACTGGTGCTATATTGCCTGGTATGAACTTTATGGACACTATTGATATTTGTGTCGGGATTGATATGAGTGGCTCAATTGGAAATAGCCAAGCTGCTGATTTCTTAGGCGAAGTAAAAGGTATCATGGAGCAATTTAAAGATTACAAAATTAAAATCTGGTGTTTTGATACTCAAGTTTACAACGAAGACGACTTTAGTGCAGACGATGGTAGAGACATTACCGAATATGAAGTTGTCGGCGGCGGCGGCACAGACTTTATGTGTAACTGGAATTACATGAAAGAAAACAATATTCAACCTAAACGTTTTATCATGTTTACAGATGGATACGCTTGGGATAGCTGGGGAGATCCAGACTGGTGCGAAACTGTGTTCTTAATTCATAGTCATCATGATAAGAATCTTGAGGCACCATTTGGAATGACAGCGCACTACAATGAGGCTGCATAAGTATGCTTAAAGGAAAAATAAATCCTTTAAATGTTTTTAAAGCTAGAAAGGTTGAGTTTTGTCCTTCCTACTTTGAAACAACTATTTTTCCAACTAGGTATAATCTATCTGATAGTATTGCAGATTGGATAGATAATCATTGTTCAGGAAGATATTATATTGGAAAAACAATGACCATAGATAAACTCGACAAACAAATGTCACAAGGAGTAAAAGTAGGCTTTGAAAACTCAAAAGAACTAAGTTATTTTTTACTGGCTTGTCCACATTTGAAATATAACTAATTTTGCCCAAATAAGTAATTACAAGGAGATATTAAATGGCAGAAGAAACAAAAACTCAAGCAAATCCAAACGAACTTACAATTCAAGATTTAGCGACCATGAAAGGTATTATTGATGTTGCAAGTGAACGTAGTGCGTTCAAGCCAAAAGAAATGGCAGCAGTAGGCATTATCTATAATAAACTTGAAATGTTTTTGAAAGATGTAGAAGAACAGCAAAAGGCTGCACAAGCAGCAGCAGCGGCAGCACAAACAGCGCCTCAAGCGCCGCAAGCAGAGGCTGTAGAAAGCGAGTAAACTATGTTAAAACACGTAGGAAGACTAAGAACAAACAAAAGAAGAGTTGTAGTAGCGTATAGAACAATACCTAATGACCCTTATAGTTGTTTGTGTATCATGTCTGATTCATTATCATCAGCTGATCATGACGATGTTATGAAATTAGTTGAATCAGATGCAGGACAATCATCAGATGAATTTTATCAAGCAATGGATAGAGTGTATTTGTCAGACGGCAGACCAATGTTAGCAGGATTGCATAAACAAGGTCATTTGCGTAAAATGCCAACAGCTGATATTGAAATGACACCTAACCACAAGTCGGCAGTTCCATTAAATGAACTCAATCAAATTATTGCTGATCAAAAAGGTGTTGCGCTAGAAGATTTGGCTGTTAAACCAAATAAACCACAAGCGCAAGCGTCGGCACAAACCCCTGCTACAGAAACAGTAGCAGAGCCAATAGCAGCACCTTTGGCAGCAAGTGCTAATGAAGTGTTGACTGATGAACAAATTGCTGCAAAAATGCGTAGCGATGCAGATCGCTTATTTAAAGAGGCTAAAGCCTTACGAGAGCAAGCGGAAGAATTATCTCCAACTAAACGCAAAACTACTCGTAAACAGACTGAGAGTGCTACGTGACAGGTGAATCAATCAAATTTTGACACTGAAAGTGAAGAATACTGGCAAGACATATTTAACTCAATTGAGATCGAAGTCTTGCCAGTTGAATATATGAATCAAGTGAATATCCATTTCAAAGATGGAACTGTTTGGGAAGTTGACATCAAAGACAGTTTGAAGAAACAAACTTCTACGGATATCGAAGATAGTCTAGACGAATTATTTCAAGCATACGAAGAAAAAATACAAAATGTAGATTATCGTATGGATATGGATAAAATCAAAAAAGATGTTGCTAAACGAGTCAGACGTTTTCTTAAAGTAAACAAATAATAGCTCTTAGGTGATAAATACTTATAAGAACATATCACCTAGGAGATTCATATGGCATTACAGCTACGTCGTGGAACTAATGCAGAAAGAGCGACAGAAACGTTTGCAGCGGGCGAACTTGTCTATACAACAGATACAAAACAACTTTATATCGGTGACGGCTCTACAGTCGGCGGTATACTAGTATCAAACAGTGTTGCAAGCTCTCCAGCAAATCTTACACAAAATTTAAATTTAAATGGATTTAATATTTCAGGAACAGGAAATATTACAGCAACCGCATTTGTCGGTGACGGTAGCGGACTAACAAATCTACCAGATACGGGCGGATCTGGAACTGGAGTTATCGAAGGCCAAGAGTATGCTATTGACATCCAAGGTAGTGTTAGAGGTGATGACACAACTTTAATTGTTGATAGTGCATTAGGCAGAGTAAGTGCAGATCTATACGGCGATGGTAGTAATATTACTAACATTACACTAGACCAATTATCAGATGTTGATACAACAGGTATTTTTACAAACGCTATACTAAAATGGGATGGCGCAGCTTGGGCAATAGCCAACGACGAAACAGGCGGTGGCGGTGGAGGTTCAGGTATCCTTGAAGGCCAAACATATGATATTAGTATTACAGGTGATGTTGTAGCAGATGATTCATCTATAATAGTTGACACATTCAACAAAACATTTAGAGGCTCATTAGACGGTGAACTTCGCGGTAGTGTATTTGCAGAAAGTTCGACGTTATTGGTAGATGCAATAAACAGCGTAATTGTTGGTGATGTTGATTCGCCTTCAGTAACTGCTGAACTAATAACAGTAGAAGACCAAACTAATCCTCAAATTGATGTTAAAAAATCATCCACTGGAGATATGAGCTCCTATACAGGTTTGTTAGGTGAAATTTTATTTAAAACTAGAGGCAGTGATGGTGATAAAAGCTATGGAATTATACAAGGATATACAAGTGGTATTATTATTGGAACTAATGATAATGGCGTAAACTTTCCTGCAGAGACATTAAACACCATAGGCAAAACTGGAGTTGCATTGGGTGGAATTAATCCTGCAGCAAGATTAGATGTTAGAGGCAATGCTATCATACTTGAAGAAGTAAAAATTGGTTCATTTACAACTGCTGAGCGCGATGCTTTGACAGCAGCAAACGGTATGTTATTATACAATGCAGATACTAATGAGTTCCAAGCATATGAAAACGGCGGCTGGACTGCAATGATCTCTGACTTAGGTAATATTACATTTGCTGGTAGTGTAATTGATACTAGTGATAGTAGTGGAATCACAGTAACACCAGCTGTCACACTGAGCAGTGATTTAACAGTAGAAAACAATTTAACAGTAACAGGCAGTGTTACAGCAGATAAATTCATATCCACTGGCACTGAAACACCTGAAATTAGCGCAAGTGCTAACTTAAACTTAACAGCAGGAAATGCTGTTGTGGTAACAAGTTCACCACTACGTATGGCAAGTTTTACTACAACAGAAAGAAACGCATTAGCAGCCCAAAATGGCGACATTATATACAATACAACGGATAACAAATTCCAAGGTTATGAAAACGGTGCATGGGCTAACTTAATCTAAGGGGGCTTAAATGAGCGAAAAAGAATATATTGTCACACTCAAGGCAGGTGTTGACTACGATGCATTCAATGCAGAAATGATTGCAAACACGGGTGCAGGAGATATTCCTAATCGCACAGTTGCAGTAGCAAACGCAAGACCATTGAGTCAGCGTAACACACATTACAGTTTGACTGACGAAGAAGCTGTTGCGTTACGTAATGACAGTAGAGTTGTAGATGTTCAAATTCCACCAGAACTTAGAGACGATATTGAAATCGGCTTTAATGCTTATCAAAGTGGTGTATGGACACGAGACACAGTTACACAGCAATCAAATTTAAATTGGGGTAATCTTCGTTGCACAAAAGTAAATGATCCATGGAATGGAAATACACTTACTGATATCAGCGACAACTACAAATACACTCTAACAGGTAAAGGTGTAGATGTTGTAATTCAAGACAGTGGTATACAACCAACTCATTGGCAGTTTACAAATATTAATTACGATCCAAATAATATGTACAACAAAGGTCCACTGACATCTGATAATACAAACGGAGCAGTTTTTGACAGATCTATACAAGTAAAAGGTGTTAAAATTGTTTTAGCTGGAGCAGTTGGTGGAGCAACCACAGTTCCTGATGAATGGGGCAATAAAGTTGCGCAGATGTATAATTGGTTCCTTGATCCAACAGCAGCAAATGTTTCACCGCCAATCCAAGAAAAGTTTATACTTACACTTAGAGGTGATGCTGAAGTTAGCTGGCACCAAGGCAAACAAACAGCACAACGTGTTGGCTACGGCGGCGGTGATTCATATGATCCAAACTGGTTAACAGACGACGGAGCAGCACAGTATGCCGGTTATGTTAACTTTTTAGATAGTCATGAGATGAATGATATGGTATGGTATCAAAACAGCAGTGGCACGCCAGGAACTGGTGACATTGATGCTCAAGAAGTTATCGAACACATATTTCATACACTACACATGCACGGACTGCCAGCGCAAGACTTAAAATTGTATGCTTACTTAGCAGCTGATTGGCAAAGTGGCGAGCTATTCGCAGCAATGGAAGAAGCATTTGACGCAAGCAAATGGGATCCATCAGGTTATCAAAGTCCAGCAAATGCTTGGAAAACTGACTCAGACGCATTTGAAGTAGCAGCAAAAGAATACTTGTATCTACTAAACTTTTGTATGTTTGATTATTCAAGTTTATGGGATGGCGGTAGTCTTGCTCCTGAATGGACAGACGATGTTAGAACACCAGCACAAATTGAATCAACACTTCCGTTAGGTTATGCGTTATTTAAAAAGTATATCGAACCATGTATTGCTAAAGTTTCTAAAAGAGCTATACAGAGTTTATTCCGTGACGGAGACACAGGCAATCCATTTGATGCAGGACACTCAGGATATTCACCAGATGTACTAAGCAGAGTGCAACAAATAGATTGGTACGCTCACAGTGGTATAAGCGGCACACAAAGCGCCAATCACTATAGAGACTATAACGGACACGGATCACACTGTGCTGGCACCGTAGCAGGTCGCACATTGGGCTGGGCACGTGAAGCAAACATATATTCTGTAAAAGTTAATGGCTTAGAAGGTTCAGGCGATAGTGGAACTGGTATCAGTATAACAAATTGCTTTGATGTTATCAAAGGCTGGCACAACAACAAGCCATTAGACCCTAAGACTGGATTTAAGCGTCCTACAGTGGTCAATGCTAGTTGGGGATATAGCGGAACTAGATCAGGAACATTAACCGGCGGTGTTTATAATGGACAAAGTTGGAGCACAGGAGCAGGTCAACCTTGGCCAGATACTGAAGCAAGTCATTTGGAATATGCAGGCATTCACGGAAAGTATTACTCATTAGGCCTTTCAAGACGCATTAACGTAAGAGTTGCAAGCGTTGATGCAGACTTACAAGAATGTATAGATGCTGGTGTTATTTTCTGTATTGCAGCAGGAAACAGCTATTACTACATCGATAGTGCAACTGGACCAAATTGGAACGACACTGCGAATTTTGGTTTAGGGCAGGAAAATATTTTTAGAGGTAGTTCTCCATATGATACAGAAGCATTTATGGTAGGAAACATTGATAATACTTACTACTTAGGTAAAGAACAAAAAGCAGAATCAAGTTGTTTTGGCCCAGGTGTAGATATAAATGCACCTGGGACGTATATTATGAGTTGTGCAAGTAGTGACAAAAGCGGAGCATGTGATTTAACCGATGGCACTGACAGTAGTGTTACTACTGTTAACGACCCAGGGTCAAATAGCGCAAGTGATCCTTTAATGAAAATATCAGGCACAAGTATGGCTTCACCACAGGTTGCTGGCATGGTTGCTTGTATACTACAAGCAAATCCTGGAATGACTCCTGCACAAATGAAAACATATATCCACAACAATAGTTTACAAGATTTGCTTTGGGAAGATACAAATCACACCATAGTAGCAGATACATTTACAGCTTCTACCACTGTTGCTAATGGCACAACTGATTATACTTTTACAGCTGGCACAGATAGGATTGGTGCTGTCAGCGGAAACGATCCAACTATTACTATCTATCAAGGTGACACTATTGAAATTACAAATAGTATAGGCGCTCATCCTTTATATATTAAAACTGTCTCAGGTGTTGCAGATACAGCCAACCAAGTAACAACACCAGCAGCAACAGGACAAGGTGCTACAAATGGCACTGTTAGTTGGACACCTGCACTTCCAGGAAGATTTTACTATCAGTGTAGTTCTCATGCAGACATGTGGGGTCAGATAGAAGTATTACCAAGAGTAGATTGGAATAATACTGACAACATAGGAGACGGTCCTAATAGGTATCTTTATTCACCATTGTTTAGCACAGGTGATAATATACAGTATAAAGGTCCTATTTCAAGAACTTAAATTTGGTTTGCGTTAGCGATAAAGTTTTTAAAATTACTAATTCTAAATGTAATTCTATGTAAAACCCTTTTTGCAAGTATTTTAGGATCGTCTTGTGTGCGTTTATGCAATGTAAGTAATTGATCCATTAAAACAATATCTCCTGGGTGCCACCAATGCTCATAAATGTATTTGTCTTGGAAAAGATGATCTTTTAATTTTTGTTTTAGTGTTTCGTCTTTACTTACTATGTCACATCTATTATTGGTATAAAAGTATAATCCTTCTACACCAGCAGCATTTTTTTGTTTTAGCCACATTTTATATGTAGTATTTTCTTGTGCTTTTTGAGCAAAGTGTTTGTATTCAGGAGCACCCTTTGCCCAAACATCAGGACGATATTCGTATATTGCATAAACATCTTCTATTTGCTCTTTTAGTTCAGACGATAAGTCATTGTAGGCTAAATTTGTATTCAAAAATAGTGTGCTTGTATTTTCACAATGTTCTACACCTTGCAATGCAACGCCATCGGCTCTATCTAAACCATTCAAATTGGCATGCCAATCAAGTGTGCCTGAGCCAAAAATACCTGTGTGTTTATTGTTAATCTTTTTACCTGTAACCCGCTGGACAGGATAATTTGCCATATCTGTGCAAGTCATAGGATCAATAAATCTATCCCAAGTATCTACATCATTACCGTATTGATCCCATTTCATTTGTGACCAGTTAGATACACTACCGCTCATTAAGTGAATTAATTTAGTAAAACTGCCAGGACATTGTTTTTGATCTTTAAACACAACTACCAAACGCTCTTTAAGTATTTGAAATAGTTCGTCAGCTTGTGACTTATCTATATTTGTAATATCTATATCACTTACTTCTACTGCTACACCATTTTTTATTTCTTTAATTTGCATTTGTCAAATCCTTATATATACCTAAGTCTTCAAACATTACATCATGCACAGCAATTCTAAACAATAATCTATCTTTTGTAGGCTCTGCTACACCATGAGATACTTGTGTATTAAGTATGGTTAATGTTTGATATGTAAGCTCAAATTTTTCATTGTCTTTTTCGCATACTACGGGTCCTGTATTTTCACTTAATGGTAGTAAAAAAGCAACTTTGCTCATACCATCTACATGCATAGGCATACTGCCGCCTGCTTTAGTAAGAAAAAAATCAGCACGAAAATCTTTTGTATGAACTCCAAAATCTTTAAACAATTTCATAACAAACTTTTTAAGTTTCATATCATAATTGCTAACATGTTTAATGTAATGATAGACCATTTCTCTGCCATACATAGTTTCTTGATATTCTTCGTGTTCAGCATAAAGTTTATTTGTATCTACCCATTCTGTGTCATCCATATAAGGCTTAAAGAAATCAATATCTCCTTTTATATCTGTTGTAATTACAAATGGATCTATTAATTCACAGTTCATTTTGTTCTCCAATGTTTCCAAAAATCTTTAGTATCTTTTTTATTTAAATTTGCTACAGCAATAGAGTGCCAACATTGAGAATTATGAGGATCGGGTGCAATCAAATAAGGACCTTCCGATAACTCCCATCTATACATAGTAGCACTATTGACTGCATCTATAAATTTTTTAAAAAATGCGCTTGTTCTTAGTTCTCTAGATATAAAACAATTATCATAACCTAATCTTTTGGCCATTTCGAGTTGCTGTTCTATAATATTAAATGTAGTAGGTCTCAAAATTTCTCTTGTAAAATTAATCCTTAATTTTTGGCTATCTTGATAGTATCTTGTAAGTATTCTAACATCATTTTCTCTATAAAAATCTCTTGTATAACCAGCACTAAATCCAACAATGTTTTTATCTTGTTTGAGGCATGTAACAAACGGATAATCAAAAAAATCAATATCAACATAATTTTTTATTAATCTATGATTGTCTTTTACTTGCAAAGATTTTGTATAGGTGTTTAATTCTTCTGTTAAATTAGGATATAATTTAGGTATAAAAGTTGTAACTTCTGCTGGTCTAGTATCAAAAGTAGTAGGACTAGATGAATAAAACAGATTGTGTGCTGTTTCACTAAACATATAAATCCTCTTGTCCATTAAGTGAAATAACTAAATGTATTCTGCCTTCTGAACCGTTATTTTCTGCCCAATGAGTCATTCCAGTGTTTAAAAAATATACACTACCGTCAGCTGGCATATGCATTTTTTGCACTCCGTCTTTGTTTTTTACACAAAGGAATGCATTTTTGTTTGTAACAATAGGTATATGCACACGTATGCTGTATGTAGTGTTATAGTCTATATGGGGCTTAATGCTATGTCCAGGCGCCATATAAGCGAAGCGTGTGCGTGTTACAGGCGCTTTAAACGTGTCTAGTATATGATTCCAATAACCAGTGCATATATCCTTGCGCTTGGTATATCTACGTTCATCCATTACAGGATTATAACTAGGATCATCAGGATTAGTGCTTTTCCTATATGTAGTAATTCCCGTATCTTGTTCAAGTTTTCTTTCTGGTCTATCACCTTCAAACTCTGTTAAACTTAATTGCCTATAGAACTGGCTGCCTTTAGTAACATCTTCATTACTGTCTGCAAACTTTTTTAAATGGTCAAGTTTGGTGCTACTGTTATAAAAGTCGCCGTATGCACTATCAGGATTGCTTGCATTTAGATCATCATATAAATTAATATTTTCAAACTTTTTGAATTCTCTTAAAATCTTTTCTATATCAAACTTGTATGATAAAACTTTAAAAGCAGGTAATTGTTTCCTATCTAATAGCATTTGCAATATTCCTTGCGATTACACTGTTAACATTAACATTAGGATGTAATCCATCTCTTGAAAGATTTTCGGGGCTATGACCAAATACTTGATAGAATGGCAAATTTAAAAAATCAGCAACTTGTTCATGCCACGCCCATTCAAAAAGATTTGCATCCTTTAAAAGTGTTCGTAATGTAATTGTATTATAAAAATGTTTGTGTGTCAATCTCTTTTCTACTTTCATCCATTCGTTATACAAAGAATAGCTTTCAGGAGCAAAACTGTCATTTTCTTCTAACCACGGACCTAAGTTTCCAGTTGATCCAATAGGATCCCAAATACGAGGCATACTCGGATGGCATAATACAACGTCTTTGACTGGCACACTCCGCAGTAATGAACAAACTACTGCAATAAGAAATTCACTACTAGCACCTGGCACAGACATATTAACAACTTTTTTGCCAAGAATACTTTCTAATTGTTTTGGCACACAATGTTCATTTGGTCCTGCTAATCCAAATGTTGCACTATCTCCCAAGCATATAATACAATTATCCCAGTCTATTTTTTCCCAGGCTTCTTCTCTATAACCATCTTTATTTCCAACATAAAAGATAGGCACACCAGTGTCAACCCAATCTCCATCAATAGCTTTCCAGTTTTTAGCGTTGTCATGAGGAGTGTCATTTAAAATATATTTTGCCTTGCCAGGTGGACAAACTCCAAACGGTAAATCTTTAAGCATTATATATTAAGCCTATCTAGCAAACAGTCGGCTATAACATTATTAACTGTTAGATTAGAATGCCACCCGTCTCTTGCCATTTTATCAGCTTCTTGATACAAATATTTATAATACTGTATATCAAAATGTTCCTGCATATGTTCTTCCCATGTCCATTCCACCATATTAGCACTTCGCAACAGCGTTCTTATAGTGCGCAAATTTTCAGTGGCTTTGTGTATTTGACGTTGAGGCAATGACATGAATTCCTTGAAATAAGCGTGTTGTCTTTCGCTATAAGGATCGCCGGGTGTAAGCCATAAACCTAAATTTCCAGTGCAACCAACAGGATCCCACATCCTAGACCAACTTGGATGATTCACAATTATATGCTTTATATCAATTTTATTCATAAGGCTACAAACAATACTGATCATAAGTTCGCTAGATGCACCTGGAATACACATGTTTACACATTCAATACCTGTTGCTTTTTCGATTAATTTGGGTATTGTATGATTTAATGGAATGCCAAGTCCATAAGAAGCACTATCACCAATATAGATTATACAATTATTCCAATTTATCTTGTGCCATTCTTTTTCTCTATAGCCGTCTTTGTTGCCAACATACGATATTTCTTCTTGTGGTGCTTGCCATGATCCTGGTATTTTATCCCAACGTATTAGATTTTGCTTTGGATCATCGCTAAAAAGGTAAGTGCTTTTTGTTGATGGAGTATGACCAAATGGCATATTTTCAAACATTAATTATCTCCTTGTATTTTTCATACCATTCTGAATAAGGATAGTATATACTCATCTGTAAATTATATCTTTCGTAAGCGCCTTTATTCATAACACCATGTAGTATTCTTGTGTTCCAGGCATAAACTTTGTTTGTATTATAAGGAATGCCATATATTTTATTGTTGTAATAAATTTCCAAAGGAGTATAGTCATCTCCTAAAGGATACAATGGTATGTAGATATTAACATATCTGTTTGGATCTGCATGTGGCATAATATACGAATTTTTTGCAAGTTTTAAAAATGCAAAAGTTTGTATTTCTTCAAAAGGAGAAAATGTTTGCGTTATCCAATCACGTGCATCGCCTTGTTGTATGTCACACAAATTTAGTTCATAATAACTTTTATAATCTGCAACAAAAGCCAAGTCTCTTAATTTCTGTAAGATATTATCTGGAACAGTAAAAGGTAGTTCAGTGATAACATTACTGCGGATTTCTTCTGTCCATTCTTTTTCTAAAACGTTACGTCTAGCATTAGAATATTTGCCGTCATCGGTAAGAACATTTGTTCGAGCTTTTAACGCATCTTTGGCTATATCATCTAAAGTAGGAACATATTTTTCAGTCATTTATTTGCTCCTTCAAGTAATTATAAACTTTACAATGGTTATCATAATTTAAATGACCTACCCTTGTATCAATACCGTTGATAATTTTAACATCGTCTTCTTCGTCTAATTCACGTAAAACAATATCACTTACTACAAAATTGTCCTCTTGTAACAAGTCTTTTTGTTTTACAGTAAAAGGATGCACAGGTATGAGTATGATCTTTTTACTTAGTTTTCTATACTTACTTATTGCACTTGCTATCTTAAAAGGTTCAGTTTCTAAATAAGTATTTTCTATAAGAAACAATTTATACCACAAATCTAAAAATGTTGCATATCTGTTTTTGTAGGTTTCATAATTTACATTTTTTTTACTTTGAGTAATACTCTTTAATCTATCACTTATACGTTTGCTTATACCTTTTACTTTGTCGTGCAAATACAAAAAACTATACACTTGATCTTTTGCTTCTAATCCTTGTAATGCTAAACGCAAATGATGTGGTAACACAAAAACAATTACATCGTTTTGATTAGATTCAAAATGTTCTATAAATTTTTTTAATTGCAAGTCAGGTCCGCAACCTACTTGCGAATACACAGTAACATCAAAATCGTTAGCTAACATATCAACCCATGTAGATTGTTCACTATTACCATTTACTGCATAACTGTCACCAAATACTATTACTTTTTGCATGCCTTGATTACACCAACACTTGCCAATTTTTCTAATATAAATCCTGTATGATCAAATTTATGAAAACGTAAATTTTTTCCTCCGTGGTGTCCAGCATGATAACCTTCTCCTGCTACAAGCAAGTTTATCCACGGAACATTTCTCACAGTGTTATTCATGTGTGTTATTGCATTTACCATACCAAATCCAATTGGTGCAATTATTGCTGGCATTACAATGAATGCTAAGAAAAACAATGGGCTAATCACAAAAGCAATTACTGCACTAGCAAACCAAATTTTTGCCCAATGATAATGAAAAAACAGCATACGAGGATTCTCAAACAAGTCTCCTACATACTTTTTTGGAATATTTTGAATTGTCCATAAACTAAAGAAAACTTTCCAAAAACCTTTTACATTTGGACTATGTGGATCAAGCTCTGTATCACTGTGATGATGATGCATACGATGTGCTGCGATCCATCCAATAGGACTACGACTACCTGCTAAAACAGCAAGATACAACGTAAACACTTCATACAATGCGTTTGCTTTAAATGCTTTATGTGCCCAATATCTATGTAGACCTGCACTAATGCCTATATGAGCTATAACTTGATACCATAAAAATCCAATTATTAATGCTTCTAACATTTCATTACCTTTTGTTAAATTATTTATACCCAATAAATATCATATGAATCATTTTTATAAGAAATTAGAATGGAACAAACTTCCTGAAAAACTCTGTATTACTGACGAACAATATATGATAGAAAACTTACATCCTGCTCATCCGGTTCCAGAATATGTATACTATCGCCAGTATAAGTATAAGTGTAACACACTTTGTGAATTATTACAACCTTTATTTAATTTTGACATCACTAACAGAATTTTTATACAAATTATTAAAAAAGGTATCAGTATCCATAAAGACGTTGGACGTAACAAAATCTACAATTATCTATTAGATACTGGTGGCGATAATGTGTATACTAGATTTTATGATGAAGACAAAGAAACAGAACTATACAAAGTTAACATTCCTCTACACACGTGGCATCAGTTAGATGTAACAGGGTATCACAATGTGACAGGTATTAAACATGATAGAATATCCATAACTATATACGAATCATATAAAGAGTAAATTTTTAGTGATAAATTCTATCGTATTTTTATTAATAGCAACATTTAAGACAATCATATAAGTTGTGTTAAAACTAGCATTAAAAAGATAATGCATTTTAGCTGTGTCAACAAAGTATACTCTGCCGTGATCCCATACCTGTATTTTATCATCTATGATAAATGTGAACGCAGGCGGATTACAATCTTGAAGAGGAATAATTATCCTATAGCTATCAAATTCCATTCCGTAAAAGTCTCTGTGAGCAGGAAAAAAGCCACCTGCATCAACTCTTAATATATGACTTCTAAAAAGTTCAGATTCTATAGGTTTAAGTATTTCAACTAGTTCTGGATAATAATATGCTGGAGTATGTATAGAAAAATCTTTTTCTTTGTATTTTGTGTTATTTTCTCGATTGTAATCCAGCAAACTATCTAAATCAGGAATGCCAGTCATGCCGCCATCTAAGCTGGTAAGACTCAATCCATATCTAGCAATATCTTTTCTAGGATTATATTTCACATAATCAAAATTTTCTTCAGTCCATCTTACATATCTTTCTGGATCTTTAAGTTTAAATCTAGTTTCTAAAACTGTGCCATATGTTGTTAAATAATTGTATAATTCTAAACTCATTATTTTATCCACTTTACTGATATATTTCTAGACTGTGTACTGAAGCTAGGATAATTTATATTATCTCTTACCTCATAAACATTACCATTATAATCAATTGTGTCTGTATTATTAATATCTATAATTTTCCAATCAGGCCAACCTACCAAAAGTTTATGTTCGTCGCTTTGATTATGTGTGTATCCAGGTTTGCCTTTGCCTATACCTAAACCATATGTGATTTCTTCTTCGTCAGGTATTCCTAAAACTTTACGGAAATATCCTTCTGATCCTGGCTTAGTATGATTTTTATTAAAGGCAGTTACATAACCCAAACTAGCTGCACTAAAAGCAACTATGCCCATGCTTATACCTATACTTGTCAAAGAATTGTCTTTTCTATTTGGGTGATGATTTTCCTTACTTTTTCCGTCTCTTGTAAAATTTCTAATAGTGTCAGGCCATTTACTTGTGTAGAGAAAATATGCACTTGCTCCTACTTGAGGGTTTCTAACCATACAAGGTAATTGGTCTTGTGTGGTTTGATTATTAACTGGATATGTAAATCCCCAAGTATGTTCTAGTAAATCTTGTAAGATATTTTTATCTGTAATCACATAAACATTATAATACGCCTCGTGCTGTTTAGTGGGAGTATTTTGCGCAAGGTATATAAAGTGCTCCATGTGTTCTTCAGGTATAACAAAATCATCCCAATTCCGTTGACACTTTTTAATTGTTTCAACATATGTTTTTTGTGCATTTATATCCATTCTGCTAACTCCGGTATACAATCTTGTAAATTATTTTTTAACAATAAATCTTGTTTATGAGTTGTTTCTTTAAGTTTGTTAAATAATTCGTGGTTATAATTATAATTATTCAAATACTTTTCATTAGATGAATTAAGATATTTTTTTACATATCCTGTTGGTAAAGCATCTAATGTGAATTCTTTTGGCGAGAATATTTTGAAATCACTATGATGTAAATCATATTCAGAACACAGTTCTTGGATATTTTTTATGTCGTGATAATTGTATGCTTGCACAGTTGTATGAACATAGGTATATAACTCACATTCTTTTTTTAATTCTTCCCATAGTTGTAAATTTTTTAAAACGTTATTCCAGTTACTATCTTGTCTAATATAATTGTTAACTGATCCTATCCCATCTATACTATACCCTACAATATTTTTATCAAATGTTTTAAGTATATCAACATATTTGTTAGGAAAAAGTGTAAGATTAGTGTTACAATAAAATTTGATTTTATTTGGTAACGTTTGCATCCATTCAAATAAAATTTTAATTTCAGGTGTAATAAAAGGTTCACCACCAAGATATTTTATAACTTTTAAATTTTGTGTATCTATATCTTCTAGGAATTTGCTAAAATTTTCTATCTTAATAACTTGAATATTTAATGTGTCAGCCCATTTACTGCTACTGTCTGCCTTACACATTCTGCATCTTATATTACAAGAATTATTGCAACTTAATTCAATATATTCTATTTTTGGTTTATCTGACTTACAATATACATCTACAACGTTTCTATAGCTCGTTAAATTTTGTAATTCTAGTTGTTCACAATGATTACAACCAGCGTCCCAACCATCTTCCATATTTTTTCTAATATTCTGCATATATGCAGAATCATAGAATTCTTTCCATGATAAATTTGAATAGTGATATTTTTGTCTTTCTTTATAAAAGCAGCAGGGTGCATAAAAACCTTGCACATCCACATACAAATGGTTATAGAGAGCTTTACAATATGGCATTTTTTCTTTTTGGTATCTTACTATCAGCTGAACTTACACAACTTTCAGTTATACAAGGAGCAGGCTTATCAAAGAGTTTGAAACCAGTTTCAATGTTTCCAAGAGGCACATCGTGACAGCTATAAGAGCGTTTAACGGAACCATCTGGCTCTCTAATAATAATTCCTTGGTATCCTGCATTACAGTTCCAGCCTTTAAACTTGTTAAAGTTAAAAGCATTAAAACGCTCAGCCTGATCCATATACCAACGCTTACCTGCGGAATCTTTGAATTCTACTTGCATATGCCAAGGAACACTTGCATCATTCATGCCTTCTACTCCTGTAGGTATTTGGAATGACGGTTTTGGTCTATCATTCCACTTACGTTTGCTTTCTGTGTAGGCCCTTTGTGGCATACCGTTCCAGAGTCGCTCAAGCATATCCCCAGTGTATCCATCAACCACTTTTGACGCAGTCGGATCCGATTGAGGCTTGAGGGTGACATTGATTCCTTGCTCGTGAAAGAATAAGGCGTTTTCCCAGTCTCTTTCAAACCAGTCTGGAACCATGACTTGATTAATTGTAACTTGAACATCGTTTTCCTGACATAAAATTAATTTATCTGCAAAGTCTTGCAACTTATCA